TAAGTAGCAACAGTGGAGAAAATAAAATGCAACCAACGATTGAAAAGCACATAAACGACTTTATTGTCGAAATGCGAGAATCTACAAAAATAGATGGAACTACTCAGAAAGAGCTAGAAATCATTTATTATTTCATCGACAGACTGGAAGAAATTACTGATTTGTATCAAGGTACTGAGCAGACAAAAGATTATTCTAAGCAAGATCAGCACCTACAAGACATCACTGATTGGCGTGATGATGAGATGAGCCGAGAAGGTGATAATATATGAATATAGGCACTAGTTGTATTTGATAATAAACTTACCTATTATATAAACGCTCCGAATCAGAATTAATCCTCCTCCTCTATATATTCTGATTCTTTAGCCCTGACAATTTGTTAGGGCTTTTTTTTTTTTTTTNTNNNNTTTTTGCACATTCATTCACTGGAGCACTTAATGCAAGTTTCACCAAAACAATGTCATGAAGCAATGAAACGTATTCTTATGGCTGGAAAAGTTCCCTATGTTAAAGCTAATCCTGGGGTTGGAAAAAGTCATATTGCATATGCAGTAGCCAAAGAATTTAATCTATTTGTAATTGATTTTAGACTTACTACCGCTGATCCAACTGATTTACAAGGATTTCCTAATACCACACAAAATAACACTCGTATGGGGTATCTACCACCAGAAGATATTCCTATTGTTGGAGATAAAATACCAGAGGGTTACGATGGTTGGTTTCTCTTTTTTGATGAATTAAGTCAAGCATTTCCATCTTTACAGAATGCATCTTATAAAATATTTTTAGATAGAATGGTTGGACAATACAAAATACATAAAAATTGTGTAATGGCAGCTGCAGGTAATCTTGATACTGATCAAGCTAACACATATCGTATGAGTACAGCCCTACAATCTCGAATTATTCATTTACAATTAACTGTTAGTAATGATGATTGGCAGCTTTGGGCTTTAGAAAATGACATTGATTATCGTATTCGTGCATTTCTTAAATGGAGAAAACCATTATTACATAATTTTAAACCTGATCATGTTGATGATACGTTTGCTTGCCCTAGAACTTGGGAATTTGCTTCAGATTTAATTAAATTTGATCCTGATCAGATTGATAATATTTCATTAGCTAATTTGTCAGGAACAATTGGTAGTGGACCAGCTATTGAATTTCATGGTTTTACTCAAATTTACGATAAATTACCTACATATGCTTCATTACTAAAAGATCCAAAAGGCACTATTATGCCTGATGAACCCAGTGTATTGTATGCATTAGCATCATTAATTAGTCATGAAGATAATTTAGATACTGTACCTAATGTAATGCCTTTTATTACACGTTTACCTGTTGAATTTCAGGTTTGGACATTACGAGATGCAATCAAAAAGAAACCTGAATTATTATATGATCCTGTTATCGAAGATTGGAAAATTAAATATGCTGATAGGTTGTGGTAATGGACAATTTTGAAGAGTGTAATAAAGCATTAGATCGCGCTAAAATTCAAATTCTTACTCGTTCAGTATTTCTTTCTAGTATATGTTTCGAATTAAGACATAAAATATCTGAACAAGTACCTACAGCAGCTACTGATGGATTATCTATTTTATATAACCCAAAATTTTTTCTATCATTATCTGCAGATGAACAAATTGGTTTAATTGCTCATGAGATTTGGCATGTTGCATTTGATCATGTCGGTAGACGTAATCAACATGATCCTAAGCTTTGGAATATGGCTGGTGATTATGTAATTAACGCATTACTAATTAAACATGGTTTTACTATTCCAGCAGATGGTTTATATAACCCAAAGTGGTGTAATAACCATACAGAAGAAATATATGAAAAGTTAAAAGTAGATGATACAACTAAGTCTAAAGATCAATTAGCAGGTGATATTCATTTACCTGGTTCTTTAACTGATAACTTTAAAGGGGGAGCAATTGGTGATATTGATGCTGCTAAACAAAAAACAGGTCAGATAATTTCTAAAGCAAAAACTATAGCAGAAATCANTGGAAAAGAAGCAGGACAAATTCCTGGCGAAATACAACGTCATATTGAAGAGATACTAAACCCAGTAATATCTTGGTATGAGTATTTATTTCGTTATCTATTTGATATGGTTAAAAATGATTTTTCCTGGAGAAGACCAAATAGAAGGTTTTTACCAAAATTTTATTTACCTTCACAAGGAACACCTACAATTTCTAATGTTACATGTGCTTTTAGATTTAAGTGGATCAATTAGCAAGAGACAGCTAAATGAGATATATAGTGAAGTAGAAAATATTCGTAATACCTTTTCACCCAATGAATTAACTTTAATTGGTTTTGATCATAGAATTATTAAAGATGATATTAAGATCATCAATCAGCATACTAGAATAAAAGATACAGTATTTAGTGGTAGGGGGTGGTGGTACTAGTTTTAATCCTGTCATAGAATACTGCAATAGTCATAAACCAACAGTTTTAATAATATTTACTGATTTATATGCGGAGCACATAACTGATGAGCCTACCTATCCAACAATCTGGGTCTGTTATAGCAACCACAAACCTCAAGGAATCGGAGAAACAATATATTACAGTCCCAAAACAACCAAATAATACATGGCTTGTTGTTAAATTTAAATATCAAGAATATGTACTACCTGCAGAATACGCTCACATAATGCTAGATATGATTACTTGGTTAGAGCCTTTTAACGATGCTTATGGAGAAACTTCTAAAATTACAGCTTTTGATAGTGAACACAATATAACAATACGTTATATGTCGGACACTGAATATAAAAATGCTAAAGCTAATACTGTACTACAGCCAGATGCATGAAAATTATTAAATTTACAGAAGATGTTTCTCAATTGCATATAGGAATTGTTATTAAAGAAGCAGCTTTAATTAAAGAAAATCTAGTAGCTCATTATATTGAGCCACTAAAAAAATTAGGATTGATTCCTGAACTTTTTATAGCTATTGGTGCTAAATATGCTGATAACAATAAAATTTCAGCTAAAGAGGGTAAGGAGTATGTTTCTAAAATTTTAAATGTATGTAAAAGTTTAAAATTAGATACATTATTAGTTGCTGATACTAACTACTTTAAATACTTTACAAAATTAACCAAAACTACCCATAAATTGGGTTCAGTTATTTCCTGTGGTTGGGATGGCTTTAAAGAAATTAATATATTATTAAGTACTAACTACCAAGCTAAATTATATAACGATAGAGCCGGGGAGAATTTAAATGAATCACTTAAAGCATTGGAGAATTATATTAACCATGCACAAACTGAGATTGGAAATTCAATTATTAAANATGCCTTTTACCCGAAAGATCCTGTGGAAGCTAAGGACTTTCTCTACAACTTACACAAATTTGGAGCATTAACCTGTGATATTGAAACATACGGGTTACGTTTTAATAAACATTTTCTGGCTACCATTGCGTTTGGTATGGATAAGCATACTGGTGTTGCTTTTAATATCTCTCATGGTAAACATACTCACCTACAAACTATGTGTCGTTTGCTTAAAATGTTTTTTCAGCAGTACAAAGGACAGCTAGTTTTTCATAATGCATTATTTGATATTAAATTTTTAGTTGCTCATTTATTTATGCAAACACCTTATGATTATGAGGGTATGCAGGAAGGTTTATCTTTATTTCGTAATTCCCATTGTACGCAAGTATTAACATTTATTGCTACTAATTCAACAGGAGGTAACAACCTCACCTTAAAAGATAATGCTTTGGAGTTTACAGGCAATTATGCTCAAGATGATATCAAAGATGTTACAAAAATTTTAACACCAGCCTTACTTGAATATAACCTTATTGATACATTAGCTACATGGTATCTAATAGAAAAATACGATAATGTTTTAGCAGATCCTGATTTAATGAGTTTTTACACAACTATTGCACAACCAAGTTTAATCCCAACTATTAAAATGATGCTAGTTGGTTTACCAATGGATATGCAAGCAGTACATACTGCAGAATTAAAATTTCAAACTTTAAATAATAATGCACGATTATTGCTTAAAAGCACAATTGAAGTAAAAAAGACAGAAGAAATTATGAACCATAATGCAATGGTTGCGAAGAATAAAACTCTAAAAAAATTAGTTAAAACTATCGATCAATTTGATGAGAAATTCAATCCAGGTTCACCTAAACAATTAGGAATTTTATTATATGATATTATGCAGTTACCTGTACTAGATTGGACTAAAACTAAACAACGTGGTACTGGTGCTAAAACTCTCACAAAATTATTAAATATGGCAACACACCCAGGTTATAAAACAATATTGGAATCACTTATTTCAATAGCACAGACCGACATACTTCTTAATAATTTTATTAAAAACTTTAAAGAACTAGCATACTATAAAAAAGCAGATGAACCTTGGCTAAATGGCAATCTGAAAACAACAGGCACACAGTCTGGTAGGTACTCTAGTTCCGAACCAAATATGCAGAATATGCCAAGTACTAGTACATATGCCAAGGATATTAAACGTTGTTTTGCTGCACCTGCTGGTTGGGTAATTGGTGGAGCAGACTTCAGCTCACTAGAGGATAGAATCAACGCAATCCTCACACAAGATCCTAATAAAATTAAAGTATATGTTGGCCAAAAAGTTTATGAAATAGACATAAACGGAATTATCCATCATATCCTAGAGGATGATATAATTAGTTATGATGGTAAAAACTATTCAGCAGGCGAGTTTCATGAAAAGTATACCAATGGCATATTTTGAAAGTAAATACACATTAAATAGAGACGGAACAATCATATCGCATCAAAATAATAAACCAATTAAACCAACACAAAATCCTAATGGGTATTATAAATATACATTTACCCTAAATGGTTTAAAAAAACAAATGTCTATTCATCAAGTAATAGCACAACATTTTTTACCTAATCCATATAACTATAAACAAGTAAATCATCTTGATGGTAATAAACAAAATAATAGTGTAAGTAACCTTGAATGGAGTAGTCCAACCAATAATGTACAACACGCATTAAAAATAGGATTACGTAAAGGATATATGCCTTTTGATGATAAATGTAAATATTTAACCGAAGTTTTAGCCGGTACATTGATAAAAAATATAGCAAAACGGATTGGGCGTAGAGAAGAAACTCTATCCAAAATGCTACGAAAAACAGCAATTAAATTAGGCAAACAAAATGAATGGAAACAAGAAATGCAACGTAGACGTAAAATTACAGCTAAACAAAATATTACGACGTACAACACCACTAGTAATTAACACTAATGATAAAATTAAAACAAGACATATCGGCAATACTGACGGATATGATGGACACTCCCTTCGTGCGTATGCTTATTTCCATAAGGATATGCCTGATATTAACAGTAGTGTTGCAAGTATTAATAGTATTTCTCGCAAGTATCCTGATCTACGTCAGCGTAGTAAAGGACCGACCTTTGCACTTACTTATGAAGGAACCAGCCATACACTTATCAAGAACCTCGGCTTGCCAAGGGAAGAGGCTGAACGTATTGAACGAAATTATCATAATTTGTATAAAGTTTCCGACGAATTCAGCGCAAACAACATTATAAAAGCAGGTAAAACCGGGTATGTACCACTTGCTTTTGGAGCAAAACTTATAACTCCAGTATTGCGACAATCTTTATTAAATAATAATAAAACACCTTTTGAAGCAAATGCGGAAGGACGTTCTGCAAATAATGCAATTACACAATCTTGGGGTATGTTAACTAATCGAGCTTTAATTGAATTTGAACAACACTTAGCAAAAAAACCTGAGTATATTCCGTATGTTTTAATATGTAATGTAATACATGATGCAATTTATTTAGTAATTAAGAAAGAACCAAAAATTATTAAATGGGTAAATGATACTTTGATAAAATGTATGCAATGGAATAAAAATAAAACAATACAAAGTAAAGATGTGTTGATGGAAGCAGAATTGGATATTGGTTTAAATTTAGCAAGTCAAATTACAATCCCAAATAATGCTTCTATTGAACAAATAGAGGAAATTTTAAATGACCAAATTTTTATCAGAAAATGAAACACACCTAGAGATACTCTATGAAAATTTAAAGAATAGCAGTACAGCACCTAATATATTTCCTGTTTATCCAAATAATTTAACTGAGTTTACTCAAAGAATGGAGTATACACATGAAAAAGTTTTACCACATATATTAGAAATTTGTTGGTTTTTACAAAATCCTATTTTTTCTAACTTACATCTTCAATTATATAAAAATAATAGTTTTTGGTCAGGAACTACAACTTCATGTTGGATACCAACGACACAGCAAACAATACCTGCATTGTATACTGCTTCAATTANAAAAATTGGTACTGCATATTTAAATTATGCAATTGAAAAAACAACATATAAAGCTAACTGTGCTACTGCAATTTTGCTACCTATATGTACAGAAATAGATCGTTCTTATAAACCCACTGAAGAAGACTTTATATTAGTGAAAACTAAAAGTCTTTATCCTCGTGATTTTTTTGAACATTCAACCCATTGGAAAAGCGTTCAATGCTTATAGTAAACAAATTCAAATTAATAGATTTTTAACTGGATAAAATATATGCCTACAATTACTAATAATGCCAATATAGAGCTAGCTCCTGCTGTATGGTTACTTCAAGATGACTATGACTACAGTTCTGACTCTTACACAATTAGTGCAACAACTTTATTACAACCTATTAGATCTATCATATTAGGTGTACAAAATGCAGGAAACGAATCAGGTACTCCTATTGATTTAGTTGATATGATTGCTGCCCGTATGGGTACAGCTCTACATGACTCTTTAGAATCTTGTTGGAAAAATCCAAAACATGTAGTAAAAGCCCTAAAAGCTTTAGGATTAGGTAAATTAAGTGAAAGACTTTTGATCAATCCTGAACCACAAGAATTAGAAGCTTGGGCAGAATTATATCCACCTATAGTTATTTATATAGAAAATCGTAGTTCTAAATCACTAGGTAAATGGACTATTACAGGTAAATACGATCTAGTTATGGATGGTCAAGTTGAGGATTATAAAAGTACATCTGTATGGGGGTATATATTTGGATCCAATGATCAAAATTACGCATTACAAGGATCTATATATCGTTGGTTAAATCCTACTAAAATAATTGAATCTAATTTACTTATTCATTACTTGTTTACAGATTGGTCAAAAGCTAAAGCTATTCAAGATCCTAAATACCCACAAACACGTATATTAAGTAAAAAAATACCACTCTTTTCTATAGAAGAGACTGAAAAATTTATACAACATAAATTAGATTTATTAGATGAATTAATTGACGCAGATCAAGCGCAATTACCCTTTTGCACCCCTAATGAATTATGGCAACGAGAAGCTGTTTGGAAATACTATAAAGCTGGTGATACAACTAAAAGAGCTACTAAGGTATTCGATAATCAATTAGAAGCTGAACAGCTACAGTCACAAAACGGTTGTGGAGTAGTTAAACAATTTTCAGGGGAGGTAGTTCGTTGCAAATATTGCAGTAGCATGAGTATTTGCGACCAAGCACAAGAATTTTTACAGAGCGGTTTAATTAAACTTTAGGAGCATATATGTCGTACTTCCCTATTTCCGAGGATATTGTAGATATCCTGGTTAAAAAAACACAATCAAAAGATAAACATTTTCACCGAATATTAGTTGCTTACTATATGAGTAAAGTTGCTTCTATGATGCGATGCAATATTAAAACACATGAACGTGGTGAAATTCCTGTTAGTACTTATGTACTCAATCTAGCTAATTCAGGTTTTGGAAAGAACTTTGCAGCTAATACTATTGAAGAATATATTATTTCTGGGTTTAAAGATCGTTTCATGAATACTTTATTTCCTAAAGTCGCAAAAGAAAATTTAATGAAATTAGCACTTGAGAAACAAAAAGCTCTAGGATTATCGTCTCCAGATGAAGTATATCCAGCTCTAGAACGAGAATTTGACGGAGCAGGAAGTTTAGCTTTTAGTTTTGACTCAGGTACAGTACCAGCTATAAAACAAATGAGGCATAAATTATTAATGGCAAATGCTGGTTCACTTTGTTTTGAGGGAGATGAAGTAGGATCAAATTTTACTAACAATACCGAACTTTTAAATTCTTTTTTAGAATTATATGACATTGGTAAAACTAAACAAAAATTAACCAAACATACTGCAGAAAATTTACGAAACCAAGATCTAGAAGGTCGTACTCCAACAAATTTATTATTGTTTGGTACACCTAGTAAATTATTAACCAGTAAAGTTGAAGATGACTTTTACAGCATGTTAGAAGCTGGATATGCTAGACGTTTATTATTTGGCTATTCACAATTAAATAATGAGCGTAAACGAGGAGATGCTCAAGAACTCTATGACAGTTTAGTTAACAGTAATATTGATATTCGTGTAACAAAACTTAATGAACTATTTCGTGAACTTGGGGGCTTAGCACATTTTAATAATACATTAACAATGACTAAGGAAACCAGTATCAAATTAATTGATTATAGATTGGACTGTGAAGACTACGCTAATAAACATTTTAAAGACCATCAAGAAATTCAAAAAGCTGAAATGTGCCATCGATATTATAAATGCCAAAAACTAGCAGGAGCTTATGCATTTATTGATAGCAGTCCAACTTTAGATGAAAAATATTTAGATTACGCAATACAACTTACAGAAGATTCTGGAAAAGCATTTAATGCAATTATGAAACGCGATCGCAATTATGTACGTATTGCTAAATATCTAGCTGATACTCATGTTGAAGTAACTCAAGTAGATATAATGGAAGATGTACCTGCATATAAAGGATCTGAAAGTACTAAAAGAGAGTTAATGAACTTAGCAGTTGCTTGGGGCTATAAAAATAATATTATTATACGCCGCAGTATTACTGATAATATTGAATTTTTCATTGGTGAAGCTCTACAAGAAACTGATTTAGAAAAAATAACACTTTCATATAGTGGACATATTACTGAGAATTTTCAATCTGAAATAGCACCATTTGATGAGCTGTATAAGTTAACTACTGCAGTAGGACAACATTATTGTGCACATAGTTTTAGAGATCAATATCGTAAAAGTGATAATGCTATTCAAGGTTTTAACTTACTTATATTAGATATCGATAAGGATACAACTATAGAAACAGCTCAATTATTATTAAAAGATTATATTTACTTAATATCAACTACTAAACGCCATACTGAAGCTAAAAATAGATTCAGAATTATTTTACCTCTTAGCCATACAGTTAAATTAAATCCCCGACAGTATGGAGAGTTTATGCAAAATGTGTTTACCTGGCTCCCTTTTGATGTAGATGACCAGACTAAAGATATTGCTCGAAAGTGGGAAAGTCATGGTGGAGCTAAGTATATCTATAATACAAAAGCAGATTTAATTGATGCTACATTGTTTATCCCACAAACAGATAAAGCAACAGCTCATAGTAAATTTATTAATAAAAACACAAATATGACTAATTTAGAACGTTGGTTCCTAACACATACAAGTGAAGGGAACCGTAATGCAATGATGATAAAATATGGGTTTGCCTTACTCGACAATGGCTATAAATTAAATGCAGCCAGAGAAGCTATCTTTGCGTTTAATAATAAACTAACAGATCCTTTATCGGATGAAGAAATTCTTATGAGTACTATGGTGACTTTAACAAAAAAAGCAGCACAACTAGAGGATAAATAAATGTCGAATGACCATTTAGTTTTAATTGCAGGAAAATCAGCAACTGGTAAATCTTTTAGCTTAATGCCTATAAAAAATCCTGAAGGTGTAATGTATTTAAATTGTGAAAACAATAAAAAATTACCCTTTAAATCAAAGTTTCAAGAATTATCAATTATTGATCCATATCAAGTATATCAAGCATTTACAGCTGCGGAAGATATGGATGTACATACAATTGTTATTGATACACTTACATACCTTATGGATATGTTCGAAACAGTCCACGTTATTGACTCCTTAAATACAATGCAAGCTTGGGGTAAATACGCACAATTTATGAAAAAACTTATGTCGCAATATGTAGCTAAATCCACCAAAAATGTAATATTTTTAGCTCATACCATGGATATTCTGAATGAAAAAGAAATGTCTATGGAAACATTAGTAAAAGTTAAAGGGTCATTAATGAATCAAGGCGTTGAAAGTTTCTTTTCTACAGTTATTAGTTCTAAAAAAATGCCCGTATCTGCTCTTACAGATTACGACAATAATTTATTAACTATTACTGAAGAAGAAAAAGCACTTGGTTTTAAATATGTATTTCAAACTAAGTTAACAAAGGAGACAGTAAATGAAAGGATTCGAAGTAGTCTTGGTTTATGGAGTAACAAAGAAACGTATATTGACAATGATGTCCAACAGGTAATTGAAAAATTACAAAATTATTATTAACTAACAGAGAAAAATTATGTTTGAAAATTTAACACGTAAAGATGAAATAAAAGATGATTCCGATTCATTTGGCAGTAACTTAATTAACAGCGGTATTTATCCTGCTACTATTGAATTAGCATACATTGAGAAATCCAAGAAAGGTTCTACAGGTATTGTTATGCAATTTAAATTGGATAATGGACGCTTCTATAACCAAACATTTTGGGTAGTTAGCAGAAAAAGTGGTGATCATACCTGGACTGATGCAAAAGGTCGTAAAGGTTATATCCCTGGTTTTACTTGTTTCGATGAACTATCAGTTGTGACTTTAGGCACTCATATGGCTGAAAATGATGCACCTGAACGTAAAACAATTAATGTTTATGATTTTACAGTAGGTAAGGAAAAACCGACAGAAAAAGACGTATATACACAACTTATTGGTAAAAAATGTCAAATTGGTATTCTTTCTTTGATGGAAGATCATTATTTGGAAAGTACATCTTGGCAGGAAAAAAATGATATCAATAAAGTCTTTGCAGCTACAGGTGCATCTGCTAATGAAGTAGAAGCAGGAGCTGATGATTCATATGTACCTACTAAAGATTCTACGCATGGTAAATGGCTGCAAAAATTTGAAGGTAAAACTATAGATAAACGCAAAGCATCTACTAAGGGTAATCAATTTGTATACAAGGAAAGTACAAATACTTCAACTGAACAAACAGCAGCATCCAAAACTCCATCACTTTTCGGTAATGGTCCAACTAAATGAACAAAGCTTACATAGGAGTTGATCCAGGAGCTAAAGGGTATATATGCCTATTAGCTCCTGATTCACCTAAGACAATTGAGTACTGCAGTCTGGAAGATGCTAAATTTCCACCGTCTTATATATATAACTGGCTCAAACAAATGAAGGCACACTTCGATATCGTTGTAATAATGATTGAGGATGTGCACTCAATGCACCGGATGTCAGCTAAATCTAATTTCGGATTTGGTTACAATGTTGGATCTATTAATACATTATGCCGAGTTACTGGAATTGGAGTAGATAGAGTAACTCCTAAAGTTTGGCAAAAAACGATTGGTATTAAACCAAAAAGCACCTCTATCAAAAAAGATGTTGGTGCAGTATGTCGTACCCTCTACCCTAGTGCTGAGATATTTGGAGCACGGGGTGGGTTAATTGATGGAAAATCAGATTCGCTAATGATTGCCCATTATGCTTTTAAACAATTTACTAAATGAGAAATTAATGATTATTACACTTGAACATGAAGATATTGAAGCTGCCTTAATTGCTTGGATGAATGAAAAAGGTATGGTTGCACCTATTGAAACTACTACTATTACAACGAATAAAGCGCGTAATACTGGACGTTTAACCGCAATTATTAATCCAACAGGGAATCAAGTTAAAACAGTTGATATACCCAAAGAAGAAATTCCCCCTCCAGTAAATAAAATTTTTAATGCTAACAGTTGATGCGTTTATTAAAAATATTTGGTATGACTGTCTTTATTTTTACTGCATTATTTGTTGGTCTTATATTTAGTTATATCTTAGTACCCGTATTAATAGCCTGCATTGTCGGGCTATTTGCGGCGTATGCTATGTATGACCAAAAAATTGAACATGAAAAAGAAATACAGGAGAAAAATAATGAAAATAGAACAACAGTTAGTGCTGCAGTCAAAGCATGGCGAAAATATCAGATTGAACATAAGTCGCGATCTTAGAGAAATATATTTATATATTACTTCTAAATTAGATATTGCATTGAGGTATAAAATATTTAAGGAAATAACTGTTATTCTACCTATTTCCGAAATGAGTATAAAAACAGTAAAACTAAATAGCCCAGCCTACAATGACAAAAAACTCTACTTAACAGCCTTTATAACTAATTTAACTAGTGCATATAAGCCTGATACAGTATACATTAAGTGGCGTTATGACCATTTTGACGGTCTTACATATCAAACAGATAAGTATATAAGTGTTAAAGATATGCTTAATACGGAAAAATTGTTAATCAGCTAGTTAACTATGTCACTTAAAAGCACCAAACCATAAGGTGAAACAGCATTAACAACATGGTCTACAGGGTTTAAATGCATTGTATGCCACAATCCACCTACTAGTACACTTGAATCCGCTACATCTGATACCTGTCCTAACACTTGCTGTGCACCAATACTGGTTATAAAGTTTGCTGTGTTCTTTGTAGCAAGCCTAGTAATGACATGTTGTATCCTTAATGAGAACTTAGTGAACATAAGTAGACCTATATCGTTCGCATACTGTAAGTATTTATTGTCAGGTATGTCATAGTTGATAAATGTATTCATGATTTCTAAGATAATTTGACGATCATCTGTACGTCCTTTACGCTTTTCATGTTTCCATAAAGTATAGCGAGCAGTAAAATCACTGTATTGTGTAACTTTCATTAATAATTTGAAAGCAGAAGTGTTTTCAGAAAGGTATGAATATTCAAGTCCTTTACGAATAAAACCTGGAAGACCTTTTCCTACAGTATCATTAAGCCAATTAATCAGTTTTGTCTTATCACCATACTGGTCTGCATCAATATCTTCAGTTATTGACTGAAATATGCCTTCATCAATAAGTGGACTTACAGGATTAACTGCTAAATCTTGTTGAATACGTGAAATTCTTGCTGTGAATCGCTTATCATTTTGTAGTGCAGAATCTCCTTTCAATTCTCTTTGAAGAACTAAAAGCTTTTCAAAATCCTTTTGATACGCATTCATTGATATAACTGCTTCTTTTGAATCTTTAAGAATATTAGATAAAGGGACACCTAATACTGATAATAATATAGTATTACTAATAATATTATTAACCATGACATCAATAGTTTTAATAACAATATTTACTTTCTCTTGAGCAATAAATTGCTGCCATCCATTTTCTATAATTGATACTAACCTTGCAAACTGTGTACCTTTAATAGCTGAAACATTTGCTAAGGAAGCTTTCCTAAATCCGAAGATAAACTCAACCAATTCAGCACGAACATATACTCCTTGTTCTTTACCAAATAAATTCTCAGCTTCAATTCGCATCTCTGCTGGCATTAATTTGAATGTTTCATGGTATTTATTTTTTGGATCATTACTCATTTTAATAAATGAATCCGGTTTATCATTGTAATTGTCTTTATAATCCTGGTATAAATGTTTAATAACTTGGCTGTTAATAGATGTTGAATTAGCTTTACTCTCAATACTTGCATGCATTTGACCCATTACTTTTGCAATATCATATTCTTTGTTTAGATATTCATGCCTTAATAAATCATTCATCATATAGCGGTAGTTAACAATCTTACCGTCCCTATTTTTAATAGGTACAAGGAGCTTATCTTCACTAACACTACCGTTAGCAGCATGTGTAGAATAAATCTGTCTAGTTTTATGTACTTGTAAAGCATCACGAACTTTTTGATAACCTTCACCAGAAGCACGTTGAGCTTGAGCTAATGTTGTACCCTGAGCGATCATATTTACTACAGATACAATAGATTTTACTCTTTGTGTATTTGGGTTATTGTGTGCAACGTAAAGTCCCATAGAGACGCCTGTAGGAGCTGTAAAGTCATCTCTTAATGATGTTTTAAGTACATATCCCTCAGCATCCAATATAGCTTTATCTTTTAACGGGGCAATCTTAACGTCAATACTTTGATCATATATCTCTGCCATATAACCTTTTTGTATAAGCATAGGATCATTTTCAAATAAGCGATCCTTGGACAACTCTTTAAAAGCTTTATGTTGAGCCTGAATATGAGTAATACCGTTTTTCTTACCACTAGCAAGTTCTCGTTTAATAACTCTTACAGCTAATTTACGAGTGTCAGATTGCTGCGTATCCATAGCCAGTAATGAGATATAAGTATCTAATTCAGGAGATATATCCCTTTTTCCGAATTCAAAAAGAATTTGATCAGCATTTAAACTCTGATTATAAGTTTTGGTATATCCATGGATCATCATAGATGCTAAACCAAGAGCCTGATTTTCTAGCGTTTTTTGTTCTTTTCTGCTCAATTTTTTAAATAAATTCTTTTTGACCTTTTTAATTTGATCTTTGCGATATTGAGAGTTAGATAGTAACTGCGAAACTTCTTCAATAGTGTAATCATCCATTAATGCATCAATATCACCTTGAATAAATGCTTGAGTAATTGCCTTACTTTCATTTGCATCTAATGGGATACTCCATCTACGTGTTACTTCACGTTGTATTACTTCACTAACATTTTTTCGCAATTGATCAATTGCATGCTTACTGTGTCTGAGCAATCTATGCCAAGTTTCAAATTCAGCACTACGATTTAAAACAGTATTCATTGTTTTACGAAGAACACCTTCTTCTGATGTTAAAGCTGCCAATGCTTTATGACGGGTTTCTGTAACAAATGCTTCTATTCGTCTACCTTCGGGATGTGCAGCTAAATCTTGTTCATAAGCAATAATATTGGCTGATGTCTTAAAGAAATTGGGAATAAAACTGAAAAACTTTTCAGGATTTGCTGAAGGTTTACCTGTTCTAGCCATTGCAAACATATTGGCATAAAGTTTAGCTAATGCACCAACTGTTATATCCAAAGGTTTTCTGCTGTATAAAAAACCAGTTTCTAACATATTAATCATTTTAAGAAAACCATTGCGCTCTACAGCAATAATACTGTGTGCAATATTATCTATCTCAGCTTGTATATTATCCCCTTTAGTATTATTAGTTGTTGATACAAGCCATGCTAGAATATCTTCAATAAAAGATAAAAATGAGTCTAATAAAGATTCTCCTCTATTGTACTTTCTAGTACGTGTTTCTTTTATGGTACGAAAATGTTCAACCATTTGCTGATTACTCATCGCAAAAGTAAAGAACTCATGTAATGTATTATTACGAGGTCTACCATTTTTGTCATATGATGTTTGGTGGGCAAATACATAATTATATAAACGTCTTGCTTCCGCTTCTTCAGCAGCTTGATCATGTAAGTAAATTACATTACCTTGAGCATCCTTTTTAAGAAAATCTTTCNAAGTTGTATTAGTCATCTGCTACTTCAAATAATCTTTGCAATTTTCTTCGTAATACTGGGTCACTATCAATAGCTTCTTTCGATATACCGTGAAGTAATTCATGTACAAAAACTTCTGGAGCAGTTTGCTCTGAAGAAGTCATTCGAACAGGGTTATTATTCATATAGATAGAATGTCCATCGATAGCACCAAATGCACCATTCTGATCACTTTTAGTCTTCAGGATTAACCCATCTAAAGGTTTAATCGCTTTATTAAGTAAAGTATTTAATAAGCTCTGTAAGTATGTAATATGCTCTGCACTATTAGTACCTGTATCGTGTGTAACCAAATTATTAAATAAATTATCAAGATTATCACTAGTAATATCTTCTTGATGCTCTGCAACAAAATCACGAGTATTAACCTGACGATCGCTTGATTGCAGTGTATCCCAAGGTGGAGGATTTTTAGTATCTCTCCTATTATCTAATTCAGCTTGTAGTGCCTTTATTCTATTATTAGCTGTGTCAAATTGACCAAGAACTGTTTGCATTCTTTCATATATTTTTGAAGTATGATGATCATTCTTTGTATCCATATGGATCAAACTAATTGGGTAGACAGTACCATCACGTTTACTAGTTTCAAATTGACTTGTTTCTTTATTAAAAGATTGAATACTAGCAGTATACGTTGCAGGATTTGATGTTCTGGGATCTTCACCTGCTTTGACTATACGAATTACACGACCACTTTTAAATTTAGTATCACGAATTAAACCAAGAATATCGTCATCTATTTCTACAAGGTCATCTTCTGTAAATTGAATCTGCTGTCTTAAATCATCATCAGAATACTCTGCAAAATTTTCTGCAGCTTCTTCAGGAAATGATGGTGGATTTGCACTCGACGCAGAAACTGGGGCAGAAAAATTTACATCTTTCTGCTCATCTAACGTATTCCCGCTGCTTATCATTATTAATTTATTTGATGCACGAGACATTGAAACATATAAACTTTGGTTCTTTGTTTTTGCACTTCCGGGATTACCTTTACCAAGTATATTATCTTCAAATACGTATACATTACGATAAGTAGATCCTTGTGCTAAATGAGCATTAATTGCATAGTTATATTGCAAGGTTGCAAAAATTTGTTGAACAGCTCCCATTTCATCAAAACGACCACTCTCTTCAAATTCTTTAGCAATTTCCTGGACAATTAACATCCCATCTTCTGTTGGGATTTTTAATTCATATATCTCTTCTCCAATTTGCACTACAACATCATAAATTGGAACTGGTCGAGGCAATTCAAGAATCTGTGCATGAAAACGCTGGGTTGTTTCATTAAAAGCAAAATATTCATGTTCTAATTCGCTATCATGGGGTGGTGTTAATTCAAGAATATTCGCTTCAGTACCGTTTTCCAAAGATACTTCCTTTAATGTATATTTTGCAGCTGTACCACCTACGCTATCTTTACTTTTGTTATAGGATCTATGTTGAGCAATTACAGATGATCTTAATGCAATAGATTCGTTCTTATTTAAAAATAGAGGATTTTCTCCAAAAAGCCTAATACGTGCTTCATCATTTAATAACCCAACACTATCATTTTGTTTACTTAAACTGTTGTTAAATGTAATAAGCCGTGTTAATTGTGGATTAGCTTTATAATCTTGAATCCAAGTATCCCAAACATTATCTCCAGGTTTAGTAAATACTACACCTTCATTCGTCTCATTATTCATTGAAGATACACGTAAATCGGTTCCAATAGCGATAGTTTCAGATGGATTAGTTACAGTATCTTGAGCTTCATTTAATGTATGTTGTTCCACATTATTAGCAATAACATCAGTAAGTGGGATAATTGGAGATCCTTGTGCTTGTCTCATACGAGCAACAAGTCTCGCTTTTGTATACTGAAATGCAGGAGAATCAGGAGACAATATGCGTTCACGTTCCTGTTGTGCTTTTGGTAGTGTGCTATCTGTAATAGGAGGTATTTGAGCATTATCACCCATAAAAATAATTTTAGTGTTTAAGTCAGGAGTATACTTTTGGATCAATTCTTGTATTGAATCAATTTGTGCTTGGCTCAACATCGAAGCTTCATCAATAATAATAATCTCTTTCCCGATCATTACTTGTCCATCTTGAGTGCCATCAGGTGATTTAGCTATTTTTGCTAAAGCTCTTCTAATTGCTACTGGATTATCATCAAAAATTCCAAGTTTATTGTTTTTCTTCTTGGATAAACCTTTAGCAACAGTAAATACAGTACGGAAATCACCTTGAGCTTGTGCAGATATCATTAACTGTGCAGCTGCTTTATACGTAGGAGCATACAAAGTATTTTGTTTACCCAACAGCCCAATAGCTTTACCCATTGTTGTGGTTTTACCTGTACCACCACGACCCATCAAGGTAAATACATTATTTTTAGGATCAGGATCATTTACAAAATCTAAAATTGCTTGAATTGCAATATCTTGTTCACTATTAGTTCTTGCGGCAGTTTCATCTTCATTTATTTTAATAATCCAACCATTTTCTGGTCCCTCTTCTAAAGAAGGATCAGTACTTGGTCTAAAGATTACTGGATTGCCATTAACATCTTTTGGATTTACTGGTGTTAGTAGAATTGGGTTTGTCTTAGACTTAAACTCATTTGCATTAATTTCAGCATCCCGATCTTGTATATTTGTTGAATTAATGTCTCCGCTTGGTGGTGGTGTGGAGGTTGCAGTACCTCTACGGTTAACAAGTTGTACCAGAATATCAGCATGACTATCTTCGTTTAATTGCGTGTAATACAACAGAGTCTTTCCATCTAATTGCCCAGTGGCAATCTGATTCATAATCCAAGCTCTACGTTCTTGTTCAAAATCTTCAAATTCATAGCCTAAAAGCCAATCTTTATAGTTCTCGACAGCTATAGCTACTGTAGATACTTTAACAAGTCCACCCGAGGTTGGATCGGCTGATCCAAAAGAAGCTGACCAAGGATTACCATAATGTTGCGTAGGTGTAAGTCCTAATGGAGCTAATGCTTCTTTATTAGCATTACCTACTCTAAGCGTGTATATGCCCTCTCCTGCCAATGCTGCATCAAGAGCAGCCTTTACACCGTTTTTAATTAGTAACGATGCTCCGCCTATTGTAAGAGCTGCTGGAGGGGTTGTTGGAGACGTACCTGTTCCACCATTATTTTTAGGAAAATTATCCTTAGTTTTTTGGAATACATCACGTATTGCTGCATCAGATTCATTTGATACTGCTCCTTTTACACCACCAATATCTTGTCTTGATCCAATACCACCAAAACTGCGATGTAATGTTGGTGCTGTGTCTGTCTTAACAAATTGCTGTTGATTCCAATCATACTGATACCACGTATTATCATTAGTATTAAATACATCTAATTGACGTTGGTTAGTACTATCCAATAACGCCATTTGGAATGCCCAACCTGTACCTCCTTGTACTTTGTTATTACTTAGTGGAGCAACACCTATAATTTGAGTTGAATCTTTTACTTGAAACCAATTACGTGTAAGTAATCCTTGAACATATGTACTAGCAGGAAGATTATGATAACCACTATCAGCAACTTCCTTAACCTTGGCAAATCCTTCAGCATATTGTTCTTCAGTGAGCTTTACATTTCCACCCGGGACACGTGCATTTGCAGAATAGTAATGGTTCTGTTTAGTTAACCCAAATTCTGTAGCAATATTTCCGAATAGAAGATCACCACCTCGTTGTCCACCGCTGTTTAGGGTGATTTCGTCAAAGGACTCGGGAGGTCCGAGGGTTTCTGTGTTGGTTTGGACTTCTCCTTGACGAACTTTAGGTTTTGACGATGATACTTCAACATCTGTTGGAGCTGGTATTTCGTTGGTGTTTCCAAGAATATAGGCATATGCCTTCTCCATATAGTCATGCATGTCAGGAATGTTTTCTTTCAACAATGTACGATCAATAATGTACCATGCGAAAAATTGAGCAAACATTTCTGTTGGGTATAGTTGTGGAGATTTACCATACATCTCATCTCCAAATATGGGATGTAAATATTGGTAGATAATATCTCCTTCAGTCGCTGCATCATGCAGACCTCGCATACGAGTCAAGAATGCATCACCAAATTTAGAACTAAACATAGCTCCATATTTTTCAACAATTCCATAATCTAAGGCATGTCCCATTTCATGATACAAAACATGGGTAATATACTGAGTTCGGTTTAAATGTTCTAATCCAGGTTTTTTACTACCTTTCCATTCTCCTTCATTTAAAGCAGGGTTTATAAAAAGTTGTTTACTTCTTATATGATATAAACCAGATACTATTTTATCACCCTTAAAACGAGTTAATCCTTTTTTCAATACAATTGGCAAGTTAAATAGCCTTAATACTTCTGGTGGAAATCTTTTAAGTTTTGCAGTTAACCATTCATGTAAATTCTCAATTGGATCATTTGGATCTTTTTGAAGTTTATTTAATCCCGAAATGGATTTTTGCGGGGTTGGTACGGGGCTGGTCTTGGTTTTTTTGTTGGTATTCTGATTGGTACTTGTTCCATCAGTAGGCTCCTGTTCAGTTAAAATATCAGATTTATGTCGAACACGAAATGTGATGCGACTAGCTGCAATTTCTTCTGGAGTTTGTGCTTTATGTTGGTATTGTGACTCACCGCCAGCATGAACCATTTGTTCAATAGCTAAATCTTGTCCATACATTTCATCTTTAAATTGTCGATTAAGAGTAATCTCTTCATCCAATAATTGAATAAATTCATTTAATGATGTGTATCGAACTTCTTTAATTGTTCCACGTGAATCACGAGTTGTACCAACTTCATCAATGTATGCTTGTAGTTCAGGCGATTCTTCACTTGCTGACATCATTGATTTAACATCTTCAAGAATATTATAGTCCCTCATAATCTTGTTAAATTCTTCGTTATATATACGCGCTACAGTCGGAGAATCCTTAAAATTAGTAACACCAGCATCCCATATATTAACAATGTTAATTCCATGCTCAGCTTTAGCTCGTGCAATAGTACGTTGCATAACTGTGGCATCTAACGAGTGAATTGCTAAAACAGCCCCAGATACACCAGCATCTCGGAAAACTTTTAATGCAACTTTACCTTGTACACTTTTACTTCCTTCAAATGCTACATTTTTACTTGTTTGTGATCCTCCCACAGTAGTATTAACACTTAGTGTGTGTGGAATAGTGTTAACTTTATTTAGATAGATTCGAATAATATCTTCTTCATTCAAATCTTGCCCAAAGGCAACACCGTTTTTAATTACTGGAATACGTTGTTGAGCTTTAGTATTTGTCATTGCTCCTTGAAAACCAGGCAATAAATAAGCAACATGCTTTAATGCTTTACCCGGGTTGAGAGCTTTTACCTCTTCTAAACGCTTTTGGTATGCAATATCAAATACTTTAAATTGCACTCTAAATGCTTCATTTAAAAGATTACGAATTCTAGTAAATTCACCAAGTTCTGAATCAAGAGCTGTGCTAACAGGAACCTTTAAGAAGGTAGCTACATTACGACGAATTGCTGTATCGAAAGTTACCCCTTGTACTCCAGATGCATTTCTTTCAAGGTTAAATTCTAATGCATTTGTTGGCGTTAGATTAATACTACGTCCACTTAAAACACCAATTTGCCTATTAAGATCTGCAAACATTTTAGTTTGTTTAGCTTTATCAGTTTCTAAGACAGCTACTTCAATATTTTCTCGAAGCTTGTTCATGAAACCAACTGTAATTTCATCTAGTATTTTTACAGCTCCTGCACCATAGCTATGAATCATAAATGGTTGCTTCATCATGTCACGAGCAGGTTTGGTTACTACAAGTACAGGCTTACCATTGGTATCTTTAACTATATTTCCTTCAGCATCTTCTTCTGCTACAAGTAAATTACCCCATACTTGTTCAATAGCAGTTTGCATAGGAGTACTTTTTAATTGTTCCAGGAATTCTACGATATTACGTGCCATGTACTGATAACTATCATCTTGACCTGTTGCTTTCCAATTTTGAAAGCCTGTATGCGATGCTGTACCTTCAGGGGTCTTAGTTCGATAAATACCCATACGTTCTAACCAAGACCAAGCACCACTACTAGCACCAAGACCCCATGCATGTGCTAATTGTGTAAATCCAATAGCAGATCCATTAGTAACACCATCTGTTTCAACAGTTAAACGAGTTTCAAAGGTAGGCTTCTTTGAGTCAAAGTGACTTAATTCAAATAGTGCCATTAACGCATGCCCATTATGGTGTGGCATGAATTCTAAAAGCTCTTTTTTGGCTTTGCTTGCTGCGGCTGAATTCGTATGATCCATAATAGTTGCAACTAATCTTTGAGCAGTTTCTAATCGCCCATCAGCTACAAACTTGTTGAATGCTTTAACATGTGAACCAACAGGTGACTTTTCATCTAACCCATCAAGTTCTAATGCTAATACAATACCAATAGCAAATTGCTTATACGTATCACTGTTTGGATCAGTACTAACCTCGATAGGGTCTTTAGTAGTTGATACCATAAAACGGTGGAGTGTATTATTCTCAGGATTAAAGCGATTTGAACGGTAACGAATACGCCTATCTGGATCTACTCCAATAACAAAATATGCAGGTTCACTGCCAAATTCTTCTAAATGCTCCTCTAAGTTTTTAATAGAATTTTCGATACCTAGATTTGCACCAGTATGCCCAGTAATGTTATTAACATGTGATTTAGTTAAATCGTAATAACCCATCATTGGATATAAGAATTCTCTCCCTAGATTTTTAACAAACGTCATTAAACCAACATTATTGTAATGAGGTTTTTGTTGTTCTAAATTAATTGCAGTTTGCTGTTCTTCTGTAATTTCTGATAAACCATCTGAAGTAGTTTTAACAACATCACCTACTTTTTTAGGCTCTTTTAGTGGTTCTTGTACACGACTAGTAATACCAAATATTTGCTCACCAAGTTTAGGAAATAATGTAAAAGGTGCAGTTGCACCATTACCTACAAATTGTCCATTTTGTATAGTCCCATCTGCAAATGTTGGATCAACAATATCAAATCCTGTTTTTGGATCAGTAATGTGTTTAANTTTTACTGTAACAAAATTTGCATTATCTAATTTTCGTCCTTTACGCTTTGCTTCAGCTTGTTTACGATCAAATTCAAGTTGACCCCAAAAAGCTATNTTAGCTTCAACAAAGTTTTCAGTATTCATTATCACTTCACCACGACGTTCCATGATGTCTAATGCTTGTTGACCCAATTGTTGAATAATCCTAGCTTTAGCATTCACACTTGCTGAAGTACGCTCTTTAATACCTAGAGTTCCCCAAATACGTTGACCAATTTTATTGGCTACTAATTGCCGTGGAATACCTGCATTACGAAAACGACTTAATTGTTGGTTAGTTACATCACGTTCTGTAAGTCCAAAACCAATTAGCTAAAATCACGTTTTGTAAGATTTAAAGTGCCATAAGCTTCTTCTTTAATCCATAAAGCAGTTGCTACTGACATTGCTAATATAATTTCTGGTCGATATTCAAAGTCACTATCTTGTTTAAGTTGTCCCTGCCTAGCACCACTTTTATACTTATCATTCTCTGTACCAGGAATCTTACGTGCTAATCCTAATGCAGGACTCTCTGCTAATGTGCTGCCAAATATAGGTTTTTTACCTTTACCCTAGATGTTCTGCAGTTTCTGCATAAAATATCTCATGAAACTTAACAAAACGGTTATAAGTCATATCTAATGCACGATACAACGGACTCTTTGGAGTAAAAGTAAAATCAGCATTTGCAGGAATAGCTGCTACTGCAGCTATAAANTGTTCTTTTGAAGCTAAATTACCATCTTGTAAAAATAGATAATTTCCAAAATCTTTAATTNTGCTGTAAAAATTTTCACGAATTGTTTGTGGATCAAACTTTGCTTGATTTACTTCACTATCTTCTCTAGGTACTAAGGTACTAGTTAAATTTGGGTTAGATGCTGTTATCCTGTCTTTAAAATCTAAGACTCTACGCGATATAGTCTTTGTTAACTCATCTATATTATCTTTATTAATAAGCCTACGTAGTACCGTAATACTTTTCAGTAGTGCTTTCTCGTATAACGGCTTTTCTTCTTCAGTTGCATCATCAGGAATTTTAAATTCTGGATCTCCAGCTATTTCGCTTTCTCCCGTAACGGAGGGAGAAAGCTCAGCTTTTAACTTAGTAATGTTATCTTCAATANTTTTTCGTAATTTCTGTAATGTTTCTTGGTCTTGATCTTTATAAGCATTATTAGGTTCTGTAGTACTATCTAACCGTGCCTGTATAACTGCATTAATTTCTACTAATGCTGCTTCTTCAGATGCTAAATCTCCTGTAGTTGTATTTGGGTTTGTTGCATTTGTAACNGCTTTCTTAGCTGCTGTTAATNTAGAAGCTGCATTATTAAAATTATTCGCTGTAAGTTTTGTCATTTCCTTTACAGAAAGACCTGCCTCATCAGCTTTAGCTTTCATCGCAGTTGGATCAACTAATAACTTTTGTCTTGTAGCTTGTTCTCCTTCCATACGTTGAATAACTACTTCAAGTTCTCGTTTAGTTTTTCCTTCAAATTCTTTTTTAGGGTCAGCTGGTTCTACAACAGTTGTACCTGAAGGTGGTGGCGGTGTAGGTGGTGGTGTTTCTGTACTTCCTGCTTGTGGTGTGGGTGTCGTGGACCCTGCAGTGCTCGCTGCGCTCGACCCTGTAGGTCCAACTCCACCCTTTATCCCTGTACTACGTTCTAGAGCATCTGTTGCTTCATTTCGAATAGTAGTAAATAACTCAATCTCTGCTCGTAGTGAGTTACCAAACTCAAGACTATTAACTTTACCGTCAGTAAAAAACTTCTCAGCTCGCGCAATAAGGTGATCCAAAAGTAGTAATTCTTTTTGAAAACTTCTAACACTTTTTGCTGCAGCTTTTTGTAATAAACTTTCCCTAAATTGCTTTGCTCCTCTTCGCTCTATCGTACCATCATCCCTAACTTTACCATTAATGAGGTCATTTGCTACAGATGTAAGATCTCCTTGGAAGTCATCATCTCCCGGACGTTTACCATTTTTACTTTTATCAGATTGTGCTTTATTAGCTGCAATAACATTTTGTTCAGCAGTTTTTTGTGCTTGTTGATTTGCTTTAATTGTATCTAAACGTTTTAACTGTTCTGGACTAAATTGATCACGTAAGTTTTCAACTTCATTCAGTAATTTATCAACAATATTGCCATCAGTAGGTGGAGCATCTGAGCCAAAAAAGACATTTTCTAAAATATCTTTCTTATCTTGTTTACTGTTAGCTGTTTCTAGTTCTTGCTCAGCAATCGCAGCTAAACCATTTTTATATTCACCTATGAGATTACTCATCTCATTAGATGCAGCTTCGTACTTCTTACCTTTTTCTGTTGCTAATTGCTCATCAGTTAAAGATATTGTGACAGCTATAACATTTGCTGCATGAAGTAATGCTGCTTCAATGCCTGCTTTATCAGCTGTTTCTGGACCCTTAATTGCTTCGACAAGTGGATCATAATTATCAGGAATATCGATAGTAGTACTACCAATAGTAGTACTAAAAGAAATAGCAGGAGCGGAAGAATTATCTGATACAGTAGCTTGAACATCAGCTGTAGGTGTAGGTGGTGTCTCAGAGTTTGCAGCGTCAATAAGACGTTGTTGTAAATCTTTTTGAGCATTGTCACCTGTTTTTAATAAAGCTTTAGCAGTACTACGAACAGCACTAAGACTAGTATTAATACCAGCACCAGATGCAAAACCGATTGCACCACCAATTTTAGCTTCTTTAATAGTATTTTTACTAAAACCAAAATTCTTCTTATTTATACTAAGTTTTTCAGGTGATACAGATGCTGCAGTGACTAAAGGCTCAACTCCCTCTTCAACAAATTCACTTGCACCTGCTGTAGCAATTCTAGTAGATACTTTTGCAGCTTTAAGAAGAAAGCCAGCTAAACGGTTAGACTCTTTAGGAACAAGTTTTGCTCCCAGTTGTGTAGCTGTCTGACTAATAAATTTACCAATAGTAGTACGCATAAGCCTACTACTTAGATTGCCAACTAATGCTTCACCTGTAACAAATTTTGTCTACTTTTACTATTTAATGCAGCGATAAATGNAGCACCAGNAANNATTTAAAGCTTTTTCAGCAACATCAGGAGTATCTTTATAAGTTTTTTTATATAAGTCTAACCCAGCACGGTAATTTTCTGCAGTAAATTGTATAGCAAAGGGTAAACTGGTTACTTTAGAACCAGCTGCAAGCATAAAAGGTATAGATTCAGAAATACTACTAATAGTGCCTAATGGATTGCCTACAAGATTACTTAACATCTGTGAAGCAAATGTACCATTATCAACAGAATCACCTAGTTGTTTATACAGTTTTTCTTGTGCAGCTTTTACTCGATCCGTTTTAACTATGTCAGCTGCAAATTTAAAACCATCTCCAACTGTAGTTGATAGCTTATTAAAATCTTCAATAGTCTGTTTTTCTAATAAAAATTCGAATGTTTTAGCTTCAGCTAACTCTTTTTCTGTAAGAGACTGACCATATTTAAGCTTTGTAAGTATTTTTTTAGTACTTCCTGACCCAGCAGTAGCGAAGAATTCAGGAATATCAATTAAAAATTGAGCAATAGAGCCTTCTATATTAGCAGCAGTAGATAAAAGAGTACTTGCTAGATCAACAGGGGTTTGAAGTTTTAGAAAATCTGTATTTACCTGTGGTAGTAGTCCTGATACTGCTGCTTTATCTGCTTGAGCATATGCATTCTGACCTTGTGCATTAGTAATATCATTGCCAAAGTTAACATTTGTTTCAGGTGTATTTAATCCAGCAAGCGGATTACTTTTATCAGCTCCATATAGTTCTAACTGTCCGCTGCCATCAAGTGCGTTTCTAAATTGAACAGCAAATGAACCATCCGTTGCTTGCTTACCGCCTCTAATTAGATTTTCAAGCACAGTTTTACGGCTAAGTTCACCTTGATTTTTTATCTGCTCTGCACCAATCTGTTGTCCACTACTAGCTAATTGTAGTGCACGTTGTTGTGCTGCAAAAGCTTCTGGATCCAGCTTGGCATTAGGATTTACTTGAAAGGCTTGAAAACCAGGAGAGTATAACTCACGTTGTTGACCGTTAATTTTAACGGTATCTCCCGATAAAATATCTTCAGGATACAACCTACCTGTGTGGAGTTGAAGAGCTTGTTTTTTAAGCTCGGTAGCGTCTGCTAACGCAGCTTTTTTAGCAGCTTGTTGACGTAATAGCGTAACCTGATCTTGTAATGAGGTTGCCATAAACTAGAATCCTGCATCTTTTTTAATCTTTGCTATTTTTTCTTCAAAAGTAAGCTCTTTTTTACTTTTATCTTTAATGCGACCTTTTTTTAGCAACTTAATACGTTCATCAAAATCTGCTATTAATTTAAGTTTAACAGGTCTAGTAAGTTCAGGCTTCTTAAGCGATTTTTTTAACTGAGTAATCGCTTTATTAATATCAGTTTTTTGTTGTGATAAATTCGGATTATTTTTACGCATTTCCGCAACTGTCTTTGCTAATTTATCAGTTACAGCTTGTGCTGCAGCTTTTTTCTTTTTCTCTTCTTTATCTAGTCTAGCACTTTCAGTATCTATTATACTTTGTATTTGTTTAGATTCCTTTGATCTACTTGGAGCAGGACTATTTGGCTTGATTCTAGGAGTTGTAGCTGGAGCTGATAAGTTAGTCAAGGGAGTAGTTGATGGAGCATCAGAACCGGGAACTTGCTGACCTGTGGCTGCAGTGCTACTAGAATTTACTGTATTTTTAGGTTTAATCGCTGCACTGGGCTTAGCTGCTGCATTAGGGTTACTATTGCCTCTAAATAACGATCTGTCTTTTATTAGACGAATATCTCCACCCACTTTTTCAAGTTGACGTATATCAGCCAATGCTTGAGTACGTTGTGCAGTAAGTCTAGCTAATGTCTGCTCAAATATTGGAATATCACTGCCAGTAGGTAGACTACTATCTCCTAGAAAGCTAGAAAAATTACTTTCAGGCTTAAAATGTTGAGTAATCGCCTTATTAATAAGGTCTTCATCATATTTACCGAGATACTTTGATTTTAAAGCAATTGCAGCATTTTTTGTTTCATCAGAAATTTCTCCATCAACAGTCTGACTACTAAGACTCTTAAATAAATCGTTAGCACCAGGTAATTTAAATAAATGTTTTTCAAGCTGAGTTATACGAGCGTTACCTCGACTTGTAGCAAACTTTCTAGCTTGTTCTACTGCAGCTCTCTCATCTGCTATGCGAGTTTGTGTTGCTTGATATGCAGTTTCTTCTGCATTAGTCCGATACTTATTAGTAATTGATAAGGCGGATGAACCAACCTGCTGAAGCTGCGGTTGACTAAAACCAGTTTCTAGGGCTTTTTGCTTTGCAAAATTAATAAAACTAGTCGTATCAGTTAACACTTTTTCTTCAGGAGTTAATGNTCCAACTGAAGTATCTCCATTAAGTATAGCTTTTTCTTTAGTAAGAGCTGCTTGTCTGCTCGCAAATAAATCCGAGACAAATGTACCTACTCCTTCATCAAGTATTCGTTGTGCATTGTTACGAGCAAACTCTGCTTCATTGCGCTTAAATATTTCTTCATTACGATTAAAATTAATTTCTGCTCGATCAGCATCACGTAACGTTGTTAAACGTCCACGAGTTTTATTAATAGCTTGATTAATACTATCCGCAGACAATCGATTTCCAAATGACTCACGAATAGGTGCACCGATATTTAAACGAAAATCTTCAGAAGTATTTCCTAAATCATTAACTGTAAATTTCTGTAAAGCAGAGTTTAAATCTAAACCAGATTGAATCTGGGTATTTTTTTGTGGTGCATCAACAGCATTAGAATACTGATTAAATAGACTATCAGTTGCATTTTTTATTAGGGCATCTTGTTGTCTACTTAATGCAATAAGACTATTTAATGAACTATTAGCATTAGGTGTGTTTGCCGTCAGTAATACGTTGTGCTTTGATGCCATATATCACCTATGCATTTTTTAGATTTTTAACGCGTTCTTCGTAAGCAGCTTGTGCATTAGATCCAGCTCGTGCATTAGGGTCACGACTACCTAGTGCTAAGGATCTATCACGATTATCTCGTTGAATATTACGATACGATTCGACTTTATTGTTAGCAGATGTACGGGATAAAGCAAGATTATCTTTAGCAATACCAATTAATTTTCTATTAGTATTAAAGGAATTAAGTGCAATTAAACAGGTACAANACCAGGTTTCAATAAGCCAATTTGACTTTGTATACCTGTTACAGGATTCACTATATCCTTAAGTCCATAGCCGAGGAGGTACCGGGAGGAATCTTTCTTTGAGTGCCACCATTACCAAAACTTTGTAAAATAGAAGCATCTGGAAGTAGGTTTGCTGGATCAACACTAAAATTATTAAGACCACTAAATTCATTAGCATGTTGTGTAGAATCAAAAGAGGGAAACTGATAGTTTGTACTACCGTTTCCACCAAAAGCATCTAACTGCCTACTATAATAGGCTTGAGAGAAGTTTGGATCATTAGATCCATAACCAGATATAGGGGGTAAAAAACCTTGCTGTGCCATAATCTATACACCTATTAAGTTGATTGATTTATTATACTCTTGTTTTGGGCTTCAGCTTTAGCAAGTAATACTTTTACATCAACAAAACTATCTAAATCAAGAACTTCTTCCACCATATTCCTGTTTAGGTGTCGTGTATAGAACTGTTCTGGATCTTGTACTTGCATTGTAACAACCTTTTTAATATGTTCAAGTAATGCCGGATGTGCTGCATCAAATTCTTTAGCTGCAGCTTCTATTTCTTTTGTATTTGTTTTATCAATTGCAAGAATTTCTGCACTCTCTTCTGTAATACGATCAAGTTCAATATCAGTAATTGTTGTATCAACCTGACTTAATGCATCTACGGATAATAGAGCAGTATCAACATTCATACCTAAATCAAATTCTGGTGAACCATAAACAGCAGCTACTGCAATTACTGCTACAGTCAGTATTTTAGCAAAAGCATTATCAGGGTTTT